CACGTCCGACTGTGGGTCGGACCCGGAGTCCCCACCCACGGTGATGGGGACCAGGCGCAGGGTTCCGGTCACCTTCCTGCCCTCCGCGGTGGACGGCACGAACACGAAGGGGACCTCATCGCCTGCGTTCGTCCAGGAGTAGGTGACCACGCCCGCCGCGGCCAGGTCCTGCTGGAGCTTCCCGGAGGCGGTCCACTCCAGGGTCACCTTGTCCGCGGTCAGCTTGTCCTCACCCGACAACATCGGCTGAGGGTCAGTCTTCTTGACGTTCTCCGTCGCCTCCACCTTGAACGCCGCCACCTGGCCCTCCACGGCCAGTGGACCAGCGCCCAGGGACAGGGACCCGGGGCCCATGGTGTAGCTCTGAATGGTCATGGTGTTGCATCCTCTCCGCTCTGAATGAGCAGGTCATGGTGGTAGACCAGGGCGGGGGCAGGGGTGCCACCGGCTGGCAGGACCAGCGCCACGTGGCGAAGGTCAGACATGGGCGGAATCACCGCTGCGGTGGCCTCCACCAGCGGCTGGAGCGACTCCAGGTCCCTCGTGGAGTCGGTGGGCTTCACGATGGCGTACACGGACACCTGCGCCCGGGCCCGACCCGCCACGCCCCCCGCCAGGACAGGGCCCACCAGGGCGTCGAGGCGGACCCACACGCCTGGCAGCTGGAGCTGGCGGAGGTCCGTGTCCGCGAACAGGTCCGCCGCCCGCAGCTGCGCCACGGCGTCCTCCAGGGCGGCCACGAAACCATGCGGTTCAGGCACGCCTCAGCCCACCTGGTACTTCGGGGGCTGCCAGTGGCCCAGGCCCAGCAGCATCGCCAGATCCGGGTCATTGCGCATCACGTACACGGGCAGCTCCCCGCCCTGGACCTCGTAGCCCATCGGGGAGTTGCGACGCTGCCACAGACGCACGGCCAGCCTGTTGGCGCCCAGCTCCAGGTCCGCGGTGTCCAGGGCCCCCCAGGACTCAGAGCCGCGGGCCACGATGGTGCACGGCCACGCCTGCCCAGAGTCCCCGTGGCCACAGATCTGCGCGTTGACGGCGTTCACTACCGCTGTCAACTGATCGTCGCTGCGCTCGTCATCCTCGGCTATGCCCAGCTCGATCTTGACACCGCCCAGGGTGGCGGGCCCGTTTCCGGGCAGCTCAGCGGGGGTCTCACTCATCGGCCTGGCCTCTCTCTCACGTCACGTTCACTGTCCGGAAGGCCCGCACAGCTCCCGGGGCCCCCTGTCGGTCCAGGGGCGCAGGGGCGGGACCATCCACCCCGGGGCTGTGCGGGAGTCATCACGCGGTGAGCGTCACCTTCACGATGCCGCGGGCGTCGTGCAGCAGCGTCGCGTAGTAGCCAAAGTACGCCTCATCGTACCCACCGCGGGCGAGGTCGTAGGCGTCCACACGGATGGGCGACCCGGGCAGCTCGTAGAACGTGCCCGCCCCCTTCATGCCCGCGATGACGGTGCCCGCGGTGAGTCCCTTGGTGGCGATGAACTTCGCGGGGTCCACCCCGAACAGGTCCAGGAAGGCTGGCTTGTCGTCGTTCACCATGGCCATGAGCTCGCGGCGGTCGGCCCGGTTCACCAGGTAGTAGTCCGGCTCTACGTCCTGGTCCAGCGTGTCGGAGAGCAGATCGGACGCCAGCATGGCCCCGTCGATGACGTTGCCACCGGACGCGGTGGCGTTCCCTGCGGGGGCGGACGCGGAGGCGATGATGAACGCCAGGGCCTTGGCGTCGCTCTTCTCAGCGTAGGACTCCACCATGGCCTGCCCGTAGGCGGCCAGGAACTCCGTGTCCCCGAAGTGCTTGAACTTGATGTCAAGGTCATGGCCACCGGCCAGGCGGGCAGCCTCCGTGGACGCGGGCAGGACGGTGGGCTCGTTGGACGTCACGTCCGCCTTGTCACCCGCGTAGTCCGCCACGGCGGGCTTGACGCCCCACTTCCAGCCCTTGACCTCCCAGCTGGTGAGGGTCCCGGGGCGGAGCAGCGGCACGAAGCGCCGCGTGTAGGACAGCGCGGACCACAGCTGACCCACGTAGCTGGACTGGCCCACGACCTCGTACACGTCGGTGTTGACGATATCGGACAGGGCCGCCTCCACGTGGACGCGGGACTCGCCGCGGACCACACGGGCCAGCGCGGCGTGGACCTCCGCCGCGGACGCGGTGGACACCCGCCCGGTCGGACCTGAGCCCAGGCCCTCCGGGGCCCGGGCGGGCTGCCCGCCCACCAGGGACGCCAAGACGTTGGCCGCGGCAGCGTCGCCACGGATGGCACCTGCCAGCGCGGCCATGACAGCGGACGTGTTTGACGCCTCTGCGGCGTCCTCAGCGGGGGTCTCCGCGGGCGGGGCCACGACGGGGCCCGTCACCGCGATGGTGGCCTGCTCTGCCGCAGCTGCGGCGGGCGGGGTGGTGGTCTCCGGCATGGTGCTGGTTCCTTCCTGGTGGTGTGCCGCGGCCACGGACGTGACACGGGCGTCTGCGAAAGCAGGGACTGGTACGAGCGCGACGCCCGTGCCGGTGGAGCTGGTGACGGTCTCCCCGTCGCTGGCGGTCACGTACTCCGCCAGCTCCACGGACAGCCCGTCACGGGTCTTGTCCATGGCTTCCTGGAGGGCCAGCGACGCCGCGGCGGTGCTGCCCAGCTGGAACGTCATCACTTCGCCCAGGTCCGTGACCTGGAGCGACACCCCGAAGCCCACCGCCACGGGCGGGGACTGGTGGTAGTCCATGAGCTTGACCCGGGACAGGTCCTCGGGCCAGGTGATCGAACCTCGCTGGAACCGCAACGGGCCCACGTTCGTGTGGCCGCGGGGCCCGTAGGGGGCCACCAGTCCGGTGATGGTCCGCGACGCCTGGTCCGCCTGGACCTCCGGGCCAGCTGGGAATGTCACGCGCATGGTCAGTCCTCCGTGGCAGGGCCGGTAGGGGATGGGGTGAGGCTGCGGGACTCCGTAGTGTCAAACCGCACACTGTCCGGAGACGGCACCACGTCATCCATGGACAGGCGGGCCGCGATGGCGTTCAGGTAGAGGTCCGCGCCGTAGTCCAGGAACTCCGCGGACCGGCCTGCGGTGGTCTCGTAGGTCAGTGACGCGGTGGCGTTCGTGGCGTCCACCAGGGACGCGGGCATGGACGCCAGGCGGGCCATGTTCACGGCTGCGGCGTTACGGCCCTCCACCAGCAGGTGCTCCGCGGCTGAGCCCAGCTCACTCACCGTCATGTCTTTGCCCAGGTAGGCGACGCCACCGTACTCTCCGCGGCGGGCCTCCGCCCATATGGTGCGGGCCTCCAGGATCTGCTCCGGGGTCTGTGGGACCTCTCCCGCGTAGTGCAGGGCCAGGTACGCGGCGGGGTTCTGCGCCACCCGGGTGGCGGACGCCTCCAGCTCCGCCGCCTGGAGGATGGCGGTCCGCCCATATTGCAGGATGCCCTCGTGGGGGCCCGGGATGAGCAGGGCCCGCTCTTCGGGGAATGCTTCGTCGTCGACCAGGACCACGCCCGTGTCACGGTTGAAAGACCACCTGTAGGGGGCGATACGGGTGGCCCCACCTGTGATGGCCCCGCCCGCGGTGGTCCGCTCCACGTCCCACAGGGACCAGCCCGTGAACAGGTGGTCGTCCAGGGTCCACAGCATGCGGTGGTAGGTGGTGAGCGCGGACCCTGTGCGGGCGATCCACTTCGGCTGGGTGGGCTTTCTGTCAGCGCCCGTGAACGCCACCAGCTGCTGCTTGGCACCGAAGCCACACAGAATGTGGCGGGCCCGGGCCAGGGCGGGCACAGCCATGGCTGCCTCCCGCGTGATGGGGGTGTCTTTGCCCAGGGCCCCGAACACGTCCGCCCACAGCAGGGTGGACAGCTGCGGGGTGGGCGGGGCCCAGGGGCTCGAGAGGTGCATGCCTGAGTCCTGGACGCCCGCCTCCACGACGGGGTGGCGTCCGGTGAGCGGGAGGCTGGCCTGCCGCTCAGCGGACGCTGACAGGGTGGTGGGGACGCCAGCTGTCGCGGCTGCCCCACGTGCGAAGTGTTCCCACAGGCCCATGAGACAAGTCTGTGCCGATCCCACAGATTCCTGTTATTCAGGCCCGGGCCGGGCGTGTCGGGACCACCGCAGCGGCACGGACCCGCAGCTGTGCCGCGGCCTGGACCGCCACGGGATGCGCCACGTCGTAGTGGGTCGCGGCTGCGGCCAGGGCCACGCCGCGGGTGGTGTACACGTCCCGGGCCCCGCACAGGGTGCACACGAACACAGCTGAGTGGCGGGTGCCGTCCAGCTCTACTGGTCTCATTCGGGGTCTCCCAGGGTGTAGAGGGTTCCAGGGTCCAGCGGTGCTGTCACGGCTGACCACACACCCACGGCTGCGGCGACGCCCAGGCTCGTGTCACCCATGGAGTTGCGTCTGCTGAACGCGATCCCGTCTGTGATGGCTGCCCGGGTGACCAGGCCACTGACACCTTCGGCCAGCTCCCTGGTCCCGTCATGGTCCAGCAGCCTGTCATCGACCATGGACAGGAAACGTCCCGTGGCGGTGGCGAACTCATGCTCTGTCAGCACGTCAACAGGCACCCTCCCGGCCAGCTGCTGAGTGGTCTCGATGACAGGCCCGTTGCCTGCTGCGCGGACCTTACGCGGGCGGAGCTGCTGCCAGAGCTCCAGCACTTTCGGGGCCAACCAGCTGGTGCCCGGGGCGTGGTAGGCCACCTTGATACGGGCCCGCCCCTCAGATGGTGCCCAGGTGACCACCACACCCGCAGCCTGCCTGTCATGGGCCACGTCGTAGACCAGGTGAGCCTGCCCAACAGCGGGGGGCGTCACGTCGTCCAGCTCGAGCGCATCCCAGGACAGGGCAGCCCACAGGTCAGCTGGGATGAGGTCCGCGGACGTGCGGGTCCGCCTGTTGGCGTAGGCCCTCAGGTACTCAGCGCGGGTGGTCTTGTCCGCAGCTGTCAGCACGTCGTGGGCCCCGATCACCTTGTCACCCAGCTGGAACCCCACCCCCGGGTGGAACAGCGGAATATCGGTGAGGCTGTAGGGGTCCTGGTCCTGGCGGGCAGCCCACACGAAGCAGGCCACCCCGGGGGCCCCGGTCATGCCCAGGTCCAGCCAGTCATGGAGGAAGTCAGACTCCGCGGTGCCAGCGGTGGAAACGATCCACAGCTGCCTGTCAACGATGGTGAACTGTGCAGGCTCGATGGCCCCCATGAGCAGCTCCCCAGCCTGCTTGGTGTGTTTGAACGCCTCATCCAGCTTCACCTTGTGGGGCGTGTACCCGTGGAGTGACTCCGCTGTCGGCGCGAAGGCGTGGAAGGCGGCACCGTTAGGGAAGGCCACGTTCTCCGCGCCAGCCCGGAGTGCCACCTTCACCCGTGAGGCGTAGGCGGGGTTCAGGCGCAGAACTTTAACCAGGTCCATCCATCTGGCCCGGGCATCCTTCCCTGTCTGCGCCGTGTAGAAAACGTCACGTCCGCACACCAGGCAGGTGTGCACGCCGTTGGCACGGATGAGGGTGGTCTTCCCTGTCTGCCGCGGCACGGACACCAGCACAACGGGATATCTGTAGGACCCGTCCGGGTGGCGTTCGTTGGCCACGTCCGCCACGTACCGCTGCCACGGGATGAGCGGCGTGCCGAGGCTGGCGGCCACCACGTCCACCGCGGGCCCGTCCGTGAAGCAGCTGGGGTCGCGGCGGGTGGCGTACAGGGGCGGGGCCCCCTGGTGGCCCTCAGCTGACCACCAGGTCCGCGGGTCACCCGCAGGAACCTCCAGGGCCGCGGCGGTCACAGGTCCGCCCGGGCCACGGCCAGCCGCTTGCGCTCCGCCTCGTACTCCGCCCGCAGCTGGCGGGCCAGCTTGTCCCACTCATCCCCGCCACCAGCTCCCGCGCCGTCCAGGTCCGGGAGCAGAAGCCACGCCTCCCGCAGCTGCGCCGCGGCCATGGCCGCGGCGGCACCCTGGCCCTTCCCCACGGCCCTGCCCACAGACCTGGCCAGGTCCAGGACCAGGGCCATGGGCAGGGCGTGAGACTCGTTCAGCAGCGAAGCATCGGCCAGCGCCTGGAGGCTGCGACGCGCGGCCGCCTCCAGGACGCTCACGCCTTCGGGGGCGTCGTCCAGCCCGGGCAGGCCCGGGAGTCCGTCGTCAACGGGGGCGTAGTCCGAGGCGTCACTCACAGCAAGCCCCACCAGCCTGCCCACAGCAGGACACCCACCACCACGATGGCCGCGGCACACGCGCCAACCATCGCCGCGGGAGCGCAGCCCGTGGGCTGCCTGTGGAGCGCAGCAGCGTGGTGGGGGTGGCGCTTCGGCTCCAGCCCGCGACAGTCCACGTGGTCAGCGACAGCTGAGAAGCGGTCCCGCGGCGGGACCGCCTTCCAGCTGCGCCCGCAGCAGGGCAGCGGGTCCATGCCGTAGGGCGGGAGCTGGTGCGTCACGGGCCCCACGTTGTCCAGGTGAGTCATGGTCTCTCGCTCTCTCTCTCAGCAGCGAGACGGTCTAAAGCCTGCGCAAGTGTCGTCAGCGCGGCCTGCGTCTCGGGCTCGTTGCCGAACATC